CAGGTGAGATAAAAAAACTAGCGAAGCGGTATAATATGGTTCGCGTACTACGTAAGGGTAAAGGTAAACATCCTCGCTGGAAAAATCGATACACTGGTAATGTGGTCATTACCTCTGGCTCGCCCAGTGATCGTAATGCGATTAAAAATATTGAGGAAGATTTTAAAGAAGCAAATATACCAAATATACCTATTGCTGCATAACCAGAGTGAGGAGTTATGATGCTCCTCACTCTTATAACTTATGATGTTGTCAACTCTTTATACAACATAACACACCTACCATCCCATTATCATCTTTGTTTCTTCGGACACACTGTCTATGGTGAATGGTGGGTCGAATGTGGTAATGACATTGACCACGCTCACATTGTCTACCATTCCTGCTTGTCGTATGCTATTAACAATCTCATCAGAAAATGGACAGAATGCAGATGTCAGTGTATGTGTGATGTCTACGATATCTTTAGTGGTTTCTATATTGTATATCAACCCTAAGTCATATATGTTGACACTAATTTCAGGGTCATATACTTCTTTTAGATTGCGTATGATGTGGTCAGTGTCAATCATTATCTACCAATCCTGCTTGTCCTGCGAATCTGCATGTATGGTGATGGTAGAAATAGTTGATTCTGTTGTTGCATCAACTTTAGTATAAAGGTCAATGAATGAAGCTTTAGTATCATCATCAAATCTATTCACACACATTTCTATTGCAGTCATACGGTCATCAAAAATTGCATGTGCTTTTACAATATGGTCAAGGCGTCGAGTTGAAATAACTTCATCAACTCCACCATCATAGAAAGTTTTGCGAATGACCTCAGCCCATGTGACTAGGTTCGCGGCAAATTCGTTATCAACATTACCATATTTTAGCATTGAACCGATTACAATTTTCTTTTCGATTGCAGCAGTAGGATATGGTTGTTCCAATGTAATTGCAAATCGTTCTAGAAATGCTTCATTCAAAATGTTAGTACCGATAAATCGTCCATCCTCTGAACCTTTACCTTTAGTATTGGCAGTTGCCATTACATTGAAACCAGACTTCGCAGTAATCCATTTATTAATCTTTTTAAGAAATACACCTTTACCTTCCAGCACAGGTTGTAGTGCAAGTAGTTTGTTTGAACCTAAATCACATTCATCAAGTAGTAATGTGCAACCACGTTCCATCGCTTCAATAACAGGGCCAGGTACGAATTTTGTCTCACCACCAACTAATCGGAAACCACCAAGCAAATCATCTTCATCTGTTTCGATAGTGATGTTCACACGAATCAATTCTTTTTTAAGTTCCGCATGAATCTGTTCAATCATTAATGTTTTACCATTACCTGATAGACCAGTAACAAACACAGGATAGAACAATTCTGATTTGATGATTTTCTTGAGCGGAGAATAATTACCCCATGCTACAAACCCATCAAATTCAGTTGGCACTAGATTCTGAATATCCATATTGGATGCGATTAAATTTATTGTGGCCTCCTGAACAATTGGTGCTGGAGCTGGAGCTGGAGCTGATGTTGGTTTATCATCCAAGCTGGGTAATTTGAACATGTTGTACCCAACTTTACATCGAGTCAAGAACCAAGTTGGTACAGGCATATCCGCAATGTTTGCGGCGAAGCGAACATGTTGCTTGTTAATGGTTGCATCATGTCCGTACAACTCAGATGCGCAGACAACGAACTTTAGTTTCTTTGGTGTAAGTTTCATTCGATAACCTTAATTAATCACTATAGGTACATTATACTAAAACAAGGGGCATCTGTATACCCTTTTCCCATACCGTTTTTGTATGGGAGGTATATGATTTTACGATACCATTTCAACGAATTTGTTCAGCATCACTCGACTTTGAATACGATTTTTAGCAGATTTTGAAAAAGCATTTTTTAATTTTGACTTTGATGCGCCAATCAATGTATCATCTAATCCAAGGTCAGTATTTATTTCTAGTTGTTCACCGCCTGGCATTATATAATATCCATCATACCCATGTGATTTTTTTATTACCAACACCTTATCTTTTTTAATAGCATTTCTAGCTTTGTTGATTGTGTCAACAGTAGTTTCTAAACCAAGAATACGATACCATTCTGAATGTCCGATATTACCACGACGACCTGTTCCAGCGATAAAAAATCCAATGACATTCATATCTGGCACACGATTTTTGAGTGCCTTTAGAAGTGTTTCCGTTAGATTTCTACTAAGTTCAGACCATGTGCCGTATATTGCGTTGACCTCATATTGTTTATTGTTGATTGGATCAACAATCAAATTGTCTTTACTGAATGAGCGAACATAATCATCTTCGTCATCTTCGGGTCCGTGATATTTTGATGGAATATGTTTCCAACAGTCATGTACGCCTTCAAGATTGTTTGCTTCACCATCAGTTAGAAAAATGGTATTCAGTTTTTGTACACCAGTTTGTTTCTTAAATTTTGGTGCGTAATCCATAAGAGCAATAATAGATTCATTCAATGGTGTGTTGCTTAAATTGTATCGCATGGGAAATTCTGTTGGGAAACCCACCAAGTTAAAGTTCTCATAATAATTACTCAGTCGCTTGACAATCATCCAAAGATAATGCGTCATGGATTCCTCTTCAGCTGAACTCATGCGACTAGAAAAGAAATTTAAAAGACTGGTTGAATCTGATATTGCAATATCACCATATTTTGGTTCAACATATTTTAATCTATTTTCATCATCTACACGGCGATTGTATGCTTGAGTAAATGCCAAAACTTCGAATGGAATTTGAGTGCGGCGACAGAACCATACCAACTGCAACAATTGATGAAAAACACCAAGCAGTTGATTTTGCATTGAACCAGACCAATCAACAACTATAATCATACCATGGTTTGTTGCGCCTGGTAATGTAGTGACTTTTTTAAACAAATCATCATTGTACTTGTATGTGTGCAATTTGCCCATATTCAGTGTGCCGGTCTTAGCAGTAGCTGCCCGTGCATATTGGTCAGCAGACTTTTTCATCTCAAATTCTTTGACCATGTAAGTGACAGACTTTTTTGAATCGTTCTTGTATGATTTAATTTCATTTGCAGAATTTTCAATCCATAAATTCTGCGATTGTTGCGCCTGGTAATTCTGCGCCATAATGATATTTTTACTCGTTAATTTATTATCATTTTTGCAAAAATGCTCTGACAAATCTTTAAAGATTGTTTTATAATCAACAATCATATTTTCAGATTTGACTTTAGGAATATTGCCATACACCTTTTCTTTGGCATTCATGTCGGATAAATCTTTTACTGACTCATTAGCAGCCTTGTCAGTTTTAGATTCAGGCGTATATGGTTTATTAGAATTGTTAGAATCATCGTTGTCATCATCATCTGACTCATCTGATTCGGAAGTATTTTTATTGTTTGACGATTGCTCGCCAGACTCAGATGAATTGCCGGAATCATTGTTGTCATCACTATCACTATCATCATTATCTGGTGAATCGCTCTGTTCTGGATTATCTTGCATATACTGATGCAAATCAGCAGCAAGATTTATCACTTGCTCTTCGGTTTGAAGTGTAGCAGCGCGATTTACAAATACTGATTCCGCAACAGTAAATTTGATATTAGGAATACCTTTGAAATACAAATTGATGCGGTCGATAAGATTTTGTTCTTGCGGATCAGTATCACCAATACCAAAAAAATCACGAGATGCGAGTGCGGCGTAACCTTTATTAAATAGATTGACTGAGCCAGGATATTTGCTCTTTACAAATTTCTCAATACGTGCATCTTCCAGCACATTGATAAAATCTTTAGGGATATTAAGCTCAGATGATTTAGTCAAAAGTTCCATAGAAGTCCAAAGAGCATGTCCAATTTCGTGGCATACCATAAGCTCCTCTTCATCTTTAGTGATATCATCTTTCCAGATGGGCAAACCCAATTCGCGGGTTTTGATGTTAAAATATGCTGTCTGCATAGACTTAGAGACAACGTGGATATCTTCGTTTGCGAGTAACTTCGCGATAGTTGATTTATTTTTCATCATGTATACATTATACGATATGCAATGACGCTCGTATACCCTTTTTTCATACCGTGTTGGTATGGAAGGTAGATGATTTTGGTATGACCTAAGTCATTGATTTTGTTAGCAGCGACCGTATCGTGAACATGCATACGCCTGATTCTGTGCCTTGCGTTGTTCAGCAGCTCTACGGTCAGACAAACCACGTTCACATGAAGAGCGCACGCCAGTGTTTGTGATATTACCACATTGCCCTACATTGGTATTTTGATAAATTACAGTAGTAGTCTTGGGCTGGTCCATATTTTGACCAACAGCACTTCCCGCCATTGTACCCAATAACACACCAATACCAGTTGTTATCAATCTACCATCACCAGAACCGATTTGACTACCAATTATTCCTCCAGCACCTGCACCCAACAATCCGCCTTTTTGTTGGTTGGTTGGATTACATCCAGATAACAATACCACCAACGCACAACCAGTCAAAAATTTATTCAAAGTCTTTTCCTTATTTTTTATCATTAAACAATAATAACACAAAAAATGTGTATTGTCAATGAGTTTATTATTTGTCCCAACTTTTTATGGCACTAAAATTATTGAATGAAAATTCCATGCGGTCAACCAATTTTACTGCATTACCGGATACTCTATCAATTGCAACATACCCTTCTGGGTTTGTAACCTTAAATCCATTACTAGTTTTGATAAATGTATCGGACAATCCTTTTACACTATTCAGCTTCTTTATAATCATCATCTTTGCTTCGACTAATAGATTTTGAAAAGTGATAACCTGTATAAGATTACGCGTATTTTTACTCACTTCACGCACGTATTCTTTTTGGAGGTTGGTGTATTTCTCTTTACCCTTGTCGCTCTTTGCTTTATCAATCTGTTTCTGAATAGACTTAAACACCCATTCTTCATAACCTTTTGCATGTGCTGCGGGATTGCTGATAATTTCACCAGCACGCACTTTACTGTTGTTATAGGTTTTGAGTGATGCATTAGCTAATACACCTGACATACTATCCTGTAATCTCAGAAATGAAGTCAGTTGCGTAGAGTTAATCTTTTGAAATGTACTACCCGTCTTGCTGAGCACAGCTGTTATCGCAACTGTTTCTTTTTCAGTGAATGTTGCTTTACCGGACACATCCTTATATGTTGCGTCATCCATCCACACAGTACTAGGTTTACTCAAACTACTGATATTGACTCCAAACGATGCCTGCATGTCCGCCAGCGTCTCACCACTGTACGTTGTGTGCCAAACAATACCAATGTTCGACTTATTAATTTTCTTACCAAAATCGCTATTCACGGGGACAGCATAGACAATCGTGTTTGGTTGAAAAGTGTAATATTTCTCACCATCGATGGTAGTAGTTTCCACATCATCCGTAAACATCAAGTCACCTTGCAATACTACCTTGATACCTAATTTGGATAATTCTGCAAGTGCTACTTTGAATTTGGAGTTTAATGTACCAGACAGGTCAGCATCAATCTCTGCATCTGTTTTGTATAGTTTAGGATTGACATTGAATACACTTTTCTTAGCAACAAAGAATTTACCATCATCAGGATCAATACCAGCAAATATTGCCGGTGCACCATCCCATTTGACAGTCATATTCACACTGCTACGAGAATTACCAGCCATCATATCTCTTAGTGATCTAAGAAAATTGATTGCGGCACGTCCACCCGTTACACCATAGTTAAGAATTTCATCCTCTAGATGTTCAAGGTGAAGATTCTTGCCGCCTTTGTCTTCGTTTAATATTTCAAAGAATGATTTCATATGACTATTTATAAATCCTAAATATATAACATGAAGTATAATGCAAAATGTAATGGTTTGTGTTGTCACATCGCATATGCGTTTGATACTTCACCGTGTCTGTTATCTGAAAAATCAACTTGTAAACGATGCGACAGAACTTATAAACAAATTGTACAATCAGATCATACAGAAAACCCTTTATACTTACCAAAACTAGTATTGTCAAAAACAGGCCCATCATCTTGACCAGAATCAGCTAGGTCTTCTTGTTGTTCTTGACTTATATCAAATAGTTTCATCTTTGCTCGGTCTATACCAATCACAAATCTTTTGTTTATGGTTGGGTCATTATACCTATTCTTTAATTGCTTGATTGCAATCTGATTCATTTCTTCTAATTCTTCATTAGAGATAAGTGCAAACATCAAATCTGCTGTTGCAGGCAAACCAAAACTTTCTGATGTATCTTCTAATCCAACATCACTATTAGAATAACCTGACCTAGTAGTTTGAGTAGCAGACATAATAGGAACATTAGCCTCAACTGCAAGACCACGAAGTTCTTCTGCAATTGATTTGATATAAGTGTATGAATTTGCGTTACCGTTTGCCTTGATTCGTGATGATGCACAAATGTTTAGATAGTCAATAAAGATTATATCCGGCTTGAATGATTTTTTGATTGCCAATTCTTTAATCAATCCACGAAAATGATTACTATGCGCAGAAGCAGTAGGATATTCTTTGATAACTAAATGACCTTTTGTATTTTTTATAATGTCGTCTATCTTGTTATCATACATCTTTTTTGGTAGCTGATGCAAATCATCAATTGATATATTCATAAGGTTTGCATCGATACGTTCTGCAATGCGCTCCTCTGCCATTTCCATTGTGATATAAAGAACACTCCTGTTCTGACTCAAACAGTTTGCTGCCATATGACACATGAATAATGATTTACCCACACCAGTGCCTGCAAGTGCAATGTTTAATGTTTTTTGTGGCAACCCACCTTTAGTTATTTTGTTAAAGAATTCCAAGTCAAATGGAATTTTGTTTTCTACTTTGTGATAAAACTCAAAACGTTCGTCTGTGTCAGAAAGATAGTCATGCCCAACACGATTATCAAAACCAACAGCCAGGGCCTCTGTAAGAATGCTAGGTATAGCATCTGGGCCTCTTGATTTATCTTTTCCATCAATAATTCTAATTCCATCCACAATCGCATTATATACCGCCTTATCTTTACAAAATTGTTCGGTTGTTTCTACTAACCAATCAAAATTTACATCATCATCTTTTTGTAAATTTTTAACTACTTCTACTATTCTTTTGAAATCATCTTCATTCAAATCCTTACGACTATTTAATTCAACCTCAATAGAATTCTTATTGGGTAATGAATTATACTTTTCTACAAATTTCTGAATCTCTTCAAATATTATGCGTTCAATTCTGTCAGAGAAATAGTCACCTCTGATGAAGGGCAACACCTTGCGAGCATATTGTTCATTATTGATTAGGTTCGTTAGTGTCGTTTGTTCTATAGTGGCCAATATTAAATTCCTTATGATACAATGTTAACAATAATTCTATCATTTATAAGTGTAACACAGATAGTACCCACATGTCAATAGTTATGCATCATCATTCGATTCATTTTGTTCATCTATAAGTTCAACCAAAATATCACCAATCAAATTCATGAAATCATCACGAAAATATTCTTGTTTATGTCCATTATTATCTACTATGTCATATTCAAACTTAAAGTTTAGGGTGCCATCAGGATTTTCTTTCTCGGCAACACTTACTTTTCCATATTTGTATATTACTCCTTGATACCTTCCTGCTTCTGGAGTCAATCCAATATATGTTTGTTCATCAAACTCTGAAGTTCCATTTTCAAGGTCTTTAATCTTTCTATTTACAAACTGATATTTTTCTTTAATTTCCGACATCATTAAGCATCCATTCTAAATATATTTCTTCGTGTAGTATGGCATATCCATCGCTATCACCATACGTTTTGATATGCGTGTATACCTTTTTTGGTGCATGGATTTCCACTTGGTTCTTCCACCATTCTACTGGCCTTCTAGTCACATGTGCATTTGAGCCATCCGACAGTATCGCCTTTGCCTCATTGTTTGCAATACCCAGATACACGAACCGTTCTGCTCGCGAGAATATCTGATAAATCACTTCTGGAATTTGTTCTTCTGGTATATGTTCCATTACATCAGATGAAAATACACCATGAAATGTGCCATCAGGAAGTTTATTATACTCTGGTATTGCAGGGTCATATAATGTAGGAATAGGCCAAGACCAATCGTTGACATCATACACATTTCCCTTACCGCAACCAAAGTCGAGTAAAGTTTCTGATTTTGTATCTGTTATTAGGTCATCTATGTGAAGTTTATGGAACTTTAAAGCTCCACCATTTCCATAATCATTTTTTTCTTTGTGAAATTTCTTGTATTCCTCAATCCACCAATTACTCATTAAACAATTCCTTTATTTCTCCAATACATTCTTTACTAAAATCCTATGCTTTCACCACATCCACAAGTTGATTTTACTTTTGGATTATCAATTATAAAACTCTGTGAAAATAAAGTATTTTGAAAATCTAACGTAGAATCTTGAAGATACATTATACTAAAAGAATCAGTAACAGCACCCTCTCCTATGTCAACATCATCATCTTCTCTATTTGTTACATCAAAATTGTATTTGAATCCAGTGCATCCACCACCTTGTAGTTCAACACGAAATACACTACCTTCAGGTTGTGATTGAACATCTAAAGAACCATTCAATATCAAATCAATTCTATCTAGAGCTGTTTGTGTTACATTCATTGATTTCTCTCCAATCTTGACTATTTTTGTATTTAGATTCTAAAAAAAGATGCCAACGTTCTAATTCTGTTTGACACTCATAATTCCAACGAGCAAAAATATCATTATGTCGTTGCAACTCTTCCCATTCAGGTTGGGCACACATAGAAATTACTCCTTTGATGTAATAATAACATTATATCAAAAAATAACATACTTTGTCAAGACATTTTGGTTTTTATTATAATAAAAATGCCCCACAAGGGGGCATTAGATATATTATAAGTATTGAGTTCGTGTGGGCCCTCTTGCATTTGTTGGAATTTTTTCATTGGACCTTCTTCCTATTAACTCTAACATATACTTATGATTTTCAGAAATTGGTTCTATCCTTTCTACACTTCTTTCTTGTTTTTGAAAGTTTTGCATTTTTTGGAGCCTATTACGTGATTTTTTCATTTTATCTTCCTTATGAAGTGATAGTTTTTTATTCATGTTTTTTGAGTTAACAGGTTTTTTTATCATATTTCTCCTTATTCATCACCATTTTTAGATACACGTTTTTCTGATGGTGTTCTTTTATCCTTTCCACCTAATACATCAGGATTGCGTTGAACAGCAGATGCAGGTTCATCATTGGCACCAGTAGGTAATTTTATTTCAATAGAATCTTTCATTACTGTTAAAGACATTTCATGTTTAGCATTAGAAACGCTAAAAACATGTTTTATCTTTGTGACTAAAAAATTGCCACTATAGAAATCATCCTTATTAATTTCTGGATTTTGTAGAGGACTTTTAAGATCCACCTGCACAACATCACCGGCACCAACCGCTGTGTTACCATTTACACGCAAATTCAGACCAATTCCTGAATGAAGATTTATTAAAAATGAACGTCTACGTTGTAGCCATTCATCTGTTTTAACTGGTTCAAATGGAAATGTCATACTATTGCCTCTTTTAACCATGATGGTGATGAAGCGTTACCATGTGTATCTCCCCAACAATTAGTTTTTGCATATTCATTATCAATATGAAAAGTATTTCCTCCCATATAATTTCCGTGGGCACCAAATCCTGTTGCACCAGCTGCTCTAGCTTCCCTGATAAATTTTTCTATTTTTGGTTGATCTGCTGGATTATTCAAACTTAATCTTCTATTTGTTTTTGAGTCAAGCAATGCAACGTCAGCAGCACCACCCTCATCATGTCTAACAGAGCCAGTTCTTCTTCCTCCACTTCCTTTAGCTGGTTGACCTCCACTGCGCACATCAACATTAATACCAGAATTTTTACCTGCTGTTGCAAGAATATTTTTCAAATCTTGTCTAATAGGTTGTCTGCGTATTGAAGCAATTTTTGATTGCGATTCTGTTACGTTACCACCTGTGCCATCACCGACAACAATATTAATTGTAGCACGATCCTCACGTTTCTGTTTGTCTGTTTGTGGTGTTGTATCAATTGCATCATTTTCATCATGGGCCGCTGTTGTTGGTCTTTTAGCAGATGCAGCAGAATGTAGAGCATCCCCTCCACTATCTGGATCTGTTGCAGTGAATGAAAGAAAATGCACTGAAGTTTTATCTGAAATTCTTTGTCCGTAATTAGTCACATCACTATATATGGGATTATCAGAAATTTTGTTTCCATCTATATCTGTGGAAACATTGTTAATGTGTTTTTCATTTTTCCTGTCTTCAAAATAATTATATTTGAAAGGAGATGTTGGTCCTTTACCTCCATTAGATTGTTTAGTCACCAAATCAAATGTATTAAGCTCAGATGACAAAGCACCCATAGATATATTTTTTAATGTATCTTTATCGTTAACTACAGTAGAAATTTTAATTGTTGATAATTCTCTGTGGTATCGGCAATTTGCTGATTCTGCGTCATCAATACCCATATCACCATTATCTTTAGTAGTAACAGCAATACTAGATTCAAAATAAGCCATTACAGGTTCTTGAGCATATAATTTTTCTAATGTTTTAAAATGATATCCTCGAAAATTTTCAAAGAACACAAATGTTGGAGAAGGTGATTGTACATTATCAGCAGAAACTGCCTTTCTTCTAAAATTTTTGATAAGGTCAAAAGGTTTACTGCGAGGAAGAACATATCGTTTTATTCCTGATGTTTTTTGTATGTCTAATGGTTTCGTGCTCTTTAAATCCTTCTTTAATAATTCTGTAACGAAATCACTATATGTTCCTTCCATACTTCTAGATACAATAATTTGTTCATTTTTCACAATTTCTGAAGTAATTACATGTAAAAATAAAACTTCTCCACCATTACCAACTTTACCAGCAGTTACATTTGTAACATGAAGAACATTTTTTGTAAAATCAAACTCATTTTTTTCATCGTATGATGGTGTTTTGATTTTGAGTTTTAAAAATTCTTGACCAATAATAGGACCAAGATTAGACCATCCTTCTGCATTTGCAAAAGTAACAATTCCGCTTATAGCAGGACTGTCAATGCTTTCAAAAAATTCTATCTCTACAATAACACCAGATATATCCAGTTCATCGCCATCGCTTAAAATAAGTGTAGCTTCCTCTATAGAAAAATCTCCAGCGGATATATGCCCTTCAGTCATTTGTTATGATACTCTTTTATGTAAACTTCTATACTCAGACACAAATTGTCCAACAAAAGATTCTTGCAGAAGTTTTATTTGTCTCAAATTATTTTGTTTTTCTTCTTCATAATCAAAATTAGTGATAGCAGTCGCAGAAGCATGTCCAGTATTATCTAGTCCTATATCAATTTTAATTGTGGTATTACCAGAAGATTGATTAATTTCATAATGATGTATTGCATTTGCGTCTGTATATCTATCACTCATATATGTAAGAAACTGATTGTTGTTCATGGGCCATTGATGATATCTATCATAAATATCATTGGTCAATAAAATAACCCAATGCAATTCTGCATCGCCATAAAGGTCAAAAGCAAGATTTTCTGGGGATTGATTACCGCCTATTGTGTATTTTGAGAATAAAGTTAGATTACTTTTAACAGCTTGTCTAGTTGCTATTCTACGAAGAATATTTGTTACAACTTTCTTTTCGCCATTAATCACGTTAGAATATTCTACTTTAGGAAAAGAGTCAAAATACATTTTAAAAACCTCTTTTTGCTGCTTCTTTTGTAACAATTTCAATTTCAGTGAATTGTAATGTTATAGAAGATTTTTGTGGTGGTGCGCCTTGCGCATCTGGTGTATATGTTGTATATCTGTCATCACCGTATTTTACGGACATATTTGTAAGATGGCAAGTTGATACTCTATTTAGATATCTATTTTCAGCAGCCTGTCCATTTTGTCCTATGTGCATGTATTTAATATCAAATATATCTGGTATAGTTAATGTTCTGGATTTGGTTCCACCACCAAATAATCCATCACTATAATCTGGCAACATACCCATTTTAAATGCTTCTATTATTTTAAAAATTGTCGTTGAATCTGGTTGTGATGTTGGAATAAAATTAAATGTATATGAAAATGTTCTTCTTCCTACACCTTCAAAGAAAAATTCCATTTTATCGGTTATTACTTTTCCTAAGCCTTGTTGCACCAAATTCGTGGTCCCCGTGCCTCCTGGTACGACAATTTCGAAGACCTTCGCTGCTGCAACTACTCCAGCAGTAGCTACATCGGCCGCAGCTCCCATACCTCCCGACCTGATCGCATTGTTTGCGTTTTTAACCACAGCTGTGCCCTGATCAATAACACTCGTACCGGAACTGAAATTTTGTATTGCATTAGAAATTATTGGAGCAGATAATTCAGCAAAAGCGCCGACTGCTAAATCATTATATTTTGTCGCATAATTAACATCAACATTTTCGGGCATATAAAGGGCTATTTGTTGTTTAACTATTTTGGTTTTGTTCCTTAGAGCATTACTTTTAATTTCTTTTTTGGTGGGCCCTTTTCCACTATTAAATTGTATAATATCAAAGATTATGTAATGTCCTTGACCAGAACTCCTACCAATATCTTTTGGATATTCTAACATTTCTGGCGATTGCATTTTCCTAGACGTTGTTTCACGATTTATTACTTTTCCTTCATTACCACTGCCGGGCCCGCCGCCAGACCGACCCTTGCCGCCTCTATCGGCACGTTTAGTTGTGCTATTTCTAGGTTCAATCATATCTTCGCCGACTCCCGACAAGTCATTAGCTTGTGCACTGGGTGTAAACTTTATTAAATTACGTGGCGGCGGCATTTTTCTCTCCTAAACAAATCTACTACATATATTTATACGTTATGTCATACAAAGGTCGATACATACCAAAAAATCCTGCCAAATATAGAGGCAACTACAAGAATATTGTATACCGTTCTCTATGGGAACTAAAGTTTATGAAATACTGTGATAAAAGTAATTCTATTATTGAATGGGGCAGTGAAGAGATAATCATACCTTATATATCTCCGTGGGATAGTAAAGTACATCGTTACTTTCCAGATTTCTATATAAAAGTTCGTCAATCAGACGGTAAATTTAAAAAGATGATAATAGAAGTTAAACCAAAGAAACAATGTATACCACCAACCACCACACCTAAAAGAAAAACACAAAGATGGTTTAATGAAATCAAGACTTGGGGCATCAATGAAGCCAAATGGAAAGCAGCAGTTCCTTGGTGTGAAGATAAAGGAATGGAATTTAAAATACTAACAGAGGATGATTTGGGTATTCGTTATAAATAATGTTATGGCAAAATCAAATTACATTCAAGCAGTAGTAGATGCAGCAGATGGCAGAGATTATTCAACACAATGGTATAGGGATAAGATAAAAGAATTTGGAACTCCTGGTCGTCTAGATTTGATTAGAGACGGACTAAGAAGCAAATCACCATCATTCGGACAATTGAATATGTTTGTTTATGGTCCTAAAACCAAAAAGAAATTGCCATATTATGATACTTTTCCACTAGTGATGCCACTAGAAGGTATTAGTGGTGGATTTCTGGGAATCAATTTTCATTATCTACCTATACCATTAAGAATGAAACTTCTTGATAAGATAGTTAATTTTCCTAATAATGTAAATTATCAAGAATTAAAAAAAATTAGTCTTTTAAAACCAACTCTAAAGAAATATTTATATGGTTTTACAAAATCAGAATTTCGTATTATTAAACCTGATGACTTTGTTGTTGCTGCATTGTTGCCTGTGCACAACTTTAAGAAAGCACCAGCAAG